TCGGTCGTGTCTGAATACTTTGCTGCCATTTTAGCAGCTTGTGTATATTTATTTCGCTGACCCATTAAAAAATTTCGCATTGTACCGGTTTCTTTTGCTGAAAATCCAGTAAAGTCCAGATCGCTTTTAAGTTGACCCATGTAAGAGTTAACTTGGTTTTGATAATATTCGTTGGCTTTGGCTCTTTTATTTTGCTGCGCAGTAAGAATTTGATTTGCAGTGCTCAACCCTGCAGCAAGACCTTTTTGTAAAATTTCTTGTTGTTGATATCCTCCAGGTTGACTTCCATATACCTGAGCTGCTCCTTTTATTAATTGTGTATTTGCCATATTATTGAATTTTATCCACCTAGTAAATTACCTATAAAGCCACCGGGTGAATCACCACCACCAGCTTTAGCTTTTAATCCAGGTATTTGAGGTACTACCGATCCAGCTAATCCGGTTACGCCACCTATAATAGATGATGTTGCCGCATCCTGAGCCGCGTTAGCCGCTGCTAATCTTTGTTGAGACATACCAAACATGGTATCTACTTTATCTTTTTCAGCCGCCCTTGCTTGGTAATCACCTTGTACTTCTTGTTGCTGTAATGAACCAGCCATTTGTCTTTCGGCCGCTTGGTTACCGGCTTCTTGTCTAGCTATATCAGATACTGCTGATTGATTCATTTGTGCTTGTTGTCCCGCTAGTGACTGTGCTAAAGCAGCGATACCAGAACCTCCAGCAGATCCTTGAAGACCCTCCATAGTATTTGAAAGACTTGCTTGATTTGCTTGATTTTGCATATCAGCTGCTTGCGTATTGATTGTAAGATCTTCATATACGTTTTCCATATTTTTATATAGGTTGGACGTATCTGCGCCTTCCATCCTAGCCTTTAGTCGGTCATGTTCTCTTTGAGCTTCTCGTTGCTCTCGTTTTCTTTTGCCGCCTCCAATGAGTCCTCCTGCGATTCCTGCGAGACCTTGGATAGCGCCCATCATTGGTACTGCCATAATTCTATTATTTTATTATTTTATTATTACGTATTATTTGCTACTTTCAACAATTTCACTACCTACTGCAAATAGCTCTGCATATGATTCTGTATCATTTTTAAATTGCATTTCTGCATAATAACCCTTTAACCCATTTGTGTTTACATTAGCAGTCTTACTAAAAAGTATAAAGCTTGTAGGTATCGTAGGTCTTGGAGTTGATGGACCGATATTAGCGGTGATACTATTAGCGGTAACTGCAGTTATCTCGCCTATTTCTATTATAGTTTCACCGTTAACATCATTACTGTAGTATGCCATATCTCCTATTTGTACTGATACATTTAAGGGTTGTGGGAATATTAAAGTTATTGAATCCATATTTATATTTTTACATCATACATACACCTGAGTCTACTACTTCACCAGAGAACAATACTTCTATAAAAGCGTCGTCCTGAGTTCCGGGTTCACTTACATATATAAAACCAGCGCCACCCACCCAAGGATCACCTTGATCAGATGAATAAACCATCTCGCCTGGCATTGGTAAAACAATATCACCAGGTAAACATGGAACAGTTGGATCTGTACATTCTACATATATTTTTCCTATCTGTGCTTGTCCATTATCGCATGCTTGAAATGCTGTATTATATGTTTGAGATAGATCCGCATCTATGAATGTGTAGTTAACTCCCGGCCCTGGTCCAGGTCCGATACTACAAATAGCAGGATTTGATATTATACCTTGCGAACTTACTTCCCACACTATACTTGGGGCAATAGGCGTTGCTACCGGTACTGGAAGAAATCCATACCAATTTCCAAAAGTTGGGCTTATAGGAGTACCATTCCATGGAACAGTACAACCCGGGTCTGAAAATATTTGTGTGCCATCGGTTAAAGTTGCAGCAAGAGAATATACTCCACTGAAATTAACATTTTCCGTGCATGCAAAAGTTGACGTTCCAGCACCCTCACCTTCGCCACTAGTACTTTCGTACTCATAAACTGTAGCACAAGTAGGGCAGAGAGATAAACTCCCTGTCCCGCTTATGGTTTGTTGTCTGTAATCAGCCATACTTATTTTTTATTAGTTTTCTCTATAGAAGCCATCTGCTGCTACTGAGCCTGTGTCATTTGAGTAAATAACGTTGGCCGCTGAGAAGCTTGCAACTCCAGGTGCTAAGTAATATGTCAATGTGGTGTTTACATTACAACATAGATCATCAGCACTTATTGATGAATAATATAATTGTATAGCTGTATAACACGAAGGACACGCCGCAGCAGTTCCTAATGTACCTGTTGATTGTTGTCTATAATCTGCCATAATTGTTTTTATTGATAGTAATATCCATCTGCAGCTGGATTACCTTGTGAATCTAATATCGCGACTGCATTCGCGAATGTTTCTCCGTTTTGTACAAAAGCATTTACTAATACTCCTGCACAACAAGCATCTTGTGCGCTTGTAGCAGAATAAAATACCTGTATAGGTTGATATGTTCCGCTTAAAAAGTTATCTAAATCTAATGTACTAGTTAGCGATGTAGCACCTACATATGATATATTGGTATCTAAATCTATGCTTAATGTTTTTGTTGCTGGCGCATTATCTATTGCTATTGATATTGGCGCCTGTACTATTTGATTTGTATCGGGCAATGAAGCACCTTGATTTGTAAAGTCGCCAGCCGTTGGAACTGTATTCCATATAAAGTCTTGCGTTGATGTTGCCGATACGCTATATGATGTTATGCCTGGGCCAGTTCCATAAGTAAATGTTTGTGTATCTGCCGCTCCTAATGTTATATTAGGGTCTGTACTATTTAATACAAAACTTACATCTTGATCAATAATTTGTAATACATCCCATACTGCAGGTTGGCCAGTAGCACATGGGCTATAAGGGGCTACGGTACAAAATGTAGGAGCTAAGTCACCTGAAATTTGAAATGTATAAGTTTCATTAGTTGTTGTAGCTGGTATGCCAATACTTATAGTTGCTTGGCCTGTATTATCTAAAACACCACTGAATGATCCCACGGTGGTTCCACCACTATTTACATATTCCACGTTCCAAGCAGCTCCTTCAACCCCTATAATTTCTAAAGGTCTTGTAATACCACCAACACCCACTGGGCTTGTATCAAATACATATCCTTGTACTTCTATAGGTGGATTATATTTAGGCTGCATATCTGCAAATACTTGTATTACATCTCCTGTTACATTATTTTGTGGATAAGTATAACTGGCTATAATATTTGTTTGTATTATATCTCCATCTGCATCTAATGTGTTTGATGTAGTAAATTGATAATCAGACAATTCACCTACAGCTAAAGCCGCTGTTGGTTGAGTAACGAAAAAATTACCAGTTCCTGCATTAACTAATATATTAGCCACAACATTTGTTTCATCAAAAGCTCCTGCTCCGGAATAAGGTACAGGTAGCTTTGGACTTGGAATAGGTGCTGTTGAATTAGAATAATCTATTTCTCCATTAACTGTTATAGTATCTATTGGCGACGCTAATCCCTCAAAACAAACATCTATAAACACATCTTGCGCAGGCATTATGCTAGGTTGAGTATATGTAATAGTGCATAAAATATTAGTTCCGTCTTGTAAAAATGAAACAGAAGAAACATAAGTAGGTAAAGGATTAGTAGCAGAAAAATTTTGTGCTAATATTTGATAACCCGTGTTTGGTGTTAATTGTAACACTGCTTGCGGATTATCTCCCGTCCAATCAGCTCCGACAAATTCGGGAAAGCTTATAACTGTTACTGTAAAATTATCTATACTTATCATACCACTAACCCTGTTAAAACATTAATTGTTACCGCCGCACCGTTTGCTTCATTCTGATTATAGATTTCTACACCTCCTAAAAATATAGATACATTTACAGCATCAGCGTGAGTTGAAGGCGGATTAGCTTCCCATCCATTAATTCCATCATTTGAATTGCTGCTTTGCTGCCAAGTATCTGCTATTAAACCAAATGTTACTAACTCTGGGTTTGGTCCTGAAGAATTAGTTACTATACTATTTGCAGTAGCTTGATCAACGGTTATATAACTATATCTTTCACGACCTCCCGGTTGGAAATTATCACTAGCATTAACATATCTTTGGTTAACAGCCGTTGCTGCTGTTAATAAAGTACTTGTAACCCCTTGCGCAAAAGCAGAAGGAATTGTGCCCGGAGGTGATCCTTCTACATCACCTGTAACATTAAACGGTCCGTTAGGATCTACTCCATCCCAGCCGTAACTATCATATTGTGATTGGGTGTTTGCACATTGTGGGCCTGTACATCTATTCCCGGTAGAAGTAATTCCATTAGTGTTACCCATGTAAGCTCTACCAATAGTTTGTCCATTTCCGGCAACTATATAAGTTCCTCTGTTACACGCATGAGTACAACCTGCTTGTGCTGATAACTGAGTTACTTGCCCAGTCGCAGGGTCTGTCCAAGTTCTTGAACCTTGTGCCACCCTTGATGTAATTACAAATTCTAAATCTAATAATGCAGCCACAATAGTATCGCCAGCTATATTTTGAGTTCCAGTGTTACCATCAGGATCTTCTACTGTCATAGTAAAATCTATAGCTTGAGCTGGTGTTCCCGGAGGAAGACAACTTTGAGGTATATACCAATTACCAGAACCATCATTTAAAGGTTGAGGTTGCGATATCCAACTTGGTAAATTAGGAACAGGAGTTTGTATTATTAAATCTGTGCTAGCGTGATCAGGGTCTGCAATTCCAATTGGATTGTATTCCCAACAATCTCCTTCAATAATTCCTGTTATTGGCGGATGCTGTGTTGTAAAGTATGGATCTTCTGCCACTGGTAATACTATAATAGTCATAGTTGCAGATCCACTACATAAGCCATCACAACATACTCTTACATCAAACGTTCCAGCTGTTCCAAAGTAATTTAAAGAAGGAGCAAAAGTAAATGACCCATCACTATTAGTTGTTAATACGCCAGTGCCGTCTGCTATTGCTGTGCTAACTACTTCATAAACATATCCAGAAGCACAAGGAGTTCCAGGTGCTGCTATTTGGAAACTAGTAGTTATATCTTCTTGCAGTTCAAAATCTTGCGGAACTAAATCCGGTGGAACCACTTGAGTAAAACAAGTAGGATCTAATGAAGTTGTAACTGTATAAGCTGATATTTCTGTATCACCTGTCATAGTGCCGGCATTACCAATACCTTGCACATTAAATTCATGAGAGTCTACATTGTTATTACAATTAGTTGAAAAGAATGTTGGCAAACCTTTTATATAATTATAATATTTACCTTCTTTATCTATAAACTCTTTTACTTGACCTTCTTGTAAATCTGTAATTACAGAATTAGTATACCATCCCTTTGTTGTTGAAACATTGTTTGGTGTTAATCCCATTGCTTGCAATTGAGCTAACGATAATAATCTAGCTCCAGTTGCCGCGGTTGTATATATATATTTTTTTGAATCTGTACCACTATAATTAACAGTATGAAATTCTTTAACAACATTTGGCATTTCATTAAATATAGCTGTAAAAGAACTTTGGTAGTATTGACCAAGCGATATACTTGAAGGGCCTACGCCATAAAAAGTATTTCTTAAATCATTAAGTGCATGTTCCCATATCTTACCGCTTTTAAATGTATAATATATATTATTTAAATATGCGCCTGATTCTGGTATATATGTTTTTCTAGATGTCCACCCGTTAACGTCATCTTTAAATGATATTGTAGTAGAATATGTAGGGTATTCGTTTACAAAAGCATCACAATCCGGTGCTTTATTTAATCTATCAGTTTTACCCGCGCCTAATGTTTGCTGCCAGTAAGGAGTTAATGTATTTAATGATAGATTATAATTTCTTTTATCTGTGTCCCAAGTACCTATAATTTTATTATTCAAAGATAGGTTATCTTGAAAAAATGCGTGCATTCCATAATCCGATATAGGAGTTATACCGTCTGCTGATAGTCTTATAACAACACCTCGATTAGCGTCGGTATAATACATTCTAAAACCATATTCAGCAAAAGACTCTGGGTGAGTTGCAATTCCAAATTCACCTTTATAAGTTATTGTTTGACCTAATACAGCCTGGTTAGATGTTACGTTAGCGCTGCCGTCAGCGTTAAATAGAGCATCCTTATTAGCCAATATCTTCATTGACTTGTTTTCGCATAGAGTAATTAAATCAGTGTCTCTAGAGAAGAGTTTTTGAATAGTGCCGTATTCAGGATTTACATCTTTTGTAATGCTTTCTGCTTGTATAAATTGATTAAATCCGTTTAATCCCGATATAGAATTAAATATTTGGGAAAATATTAAACCACCACCTCTTGTTTCTTGTTCATAAGGTTCGTCTAAAACAGCGCTTGCTTTTACTCCATTATCTATAGTAGGGGCATTAAAGTCATCTCTAATCCTGTCGGATTCTACACCGTTACCAAATGAATAGCAATTAAACCAATCTAGTTCATGTATATTACCATGCTCTGTCATATCATAATTACCCGGCACCTCGTAATATATATCTAATTCAGTTGCTTCTTTGGGTTCAGTTTCAAAAATAGCTGGATTATTTGAACTAAAAGAATCATCATCAATACTTTGTTCTATAAATTCAAGTCCTATATAATAGTTATCATAATTACTTGTTTGATTAGTCCATTCTAAAACAGCATTAGCATCAGATGTAGGATTATATTGTATACCCCATTTACCTTGTTCAATTGGATTAAATTCAATTTCCCAACGAGTATAAGAGTTTGTTGTATTTCCCCACCCACCAAGCTCAATAAAGTTTTCTGAACAATCATATGTTGTCCCTTTATATTCTGTAGTTTTTGTAACTTGATATATTGTGCCATCAGGGTCTGTTTTGCCATTCCCAGTATCAACAAATCTAAATAATGTTCCTGCTGTATTTAACTGCTCTAATAAATTAGGATTACTGTCTTTTATTCCATCACTTCTGTTAGCGCCATAACCACCAGCCCAGCCTATTTGCATTACACCAGGCGTATTTAAAGCTCCAGCAGCTTCGCTTCCGCCAGCCCAACCTACACATTGCGTTCTTATTTGACTAAAAAATAATCTTCGTCCTTGCCCTTGAGCATCTGGTTTTGTCCAGTTATTACCCCCAAAGTTACCTTCACCCCAAAAGCTTCTATTTGATTTATTACCTTTTAACCAGTAACAATATCCAAGTGCTTTTCTAGCATAAGCAGCGTTGGCGTTAGAGCTTGCTCTTACTATTTTTTGCTCTAACAAAGTATCTTGGTTTACTTTAACAAAAAATCTTCCTGTAAATTCTGGTTTATTTAAAGTCTCTATGTCTGCTATTTCTAACTTTAAACCTGTAACTCTATTAGCATAGCCATATGGTTCTGTCGATGTAAAATTCATATCAGGACCAAATGTTTTTGCTGAAACAATTCGTATTAAATTATTACCACTACCGGCTAATCCAAATGTAGATATTTTATACCAATCACTTGTAGCGCCTCCTGCAAGCACCCTCATTACTTGACCAGATGTAGACCTTGTATCTTCTCCAAACTCATCATCAAAATCATCATCATCATCAAACCATATTTCATTTACACCCTCAATTGGAAAGCCACCTGTATTTTCCCAACCTGTTGCCTGGCCTTTTGAAAGTTTAGTTTCTTTTAAGTATTGAGGGGCTTCATTTTCAATTGCTATAACTTTATATCTAGCTTCCTCAGTTACGGGATTGCTATTGTCATGTTCTTTTTTAAGTATTAAAAATGTTTGTTCATCAACTTTATTTCTTTCTGATGATGGGAATGATAACCATATATTACCGTCTTCTGCGTCATAAAACCTGTCTAAGCATAAATTATAATACTCTTGACTTGTTTCTTTTACATAGTATTTAAAGTTTGAAAATGGTTTTCCTTGATCAAAATAAGGTACACCATTAAGTATTTGCGCTGTTAAACTATTCGCAAATTGAGCTTCATTTTTTTCTATTACCACAGAAGATTCTTTACCGGTAAACACAGGTGTCGTTCTTCCGTATTGATCTTGATAGGCTACTCCAATTTGATATGTTCTAATAGCTTTTACCGAAGGATATACAGCATTACCATCAATGCCAACCCCTTGCTCAAAGCCATTTGTATCAGTGTATAATATACTTTGTGCTTGCTCAGCCACATCTATACTTACTTGCAAAGGCTCGTTTTGAGCAGTAAGCATATTAAAATTTTGTGTGTAGTTACCAAATATTAATCTATTAGCAGTTACTTCCTGAGCTTTTGCCCATCGTGGAACGTTGTCATATGGTCTTAGTATTTGATTACTTTGAACAACAGATGTTATAATTTCTGTTTGAATATTAAAAGTATTTAATGTCCACTCGTCGTCTGTAGGTTTAAAAGTATCAACTATATAAACATTTTGGTTATTCGTTGCTTTATACAATATATCAACAGATACAACATCATCTGGTATATCAGCTGGAACAAAATTAGATATTTCTAACTGCCTAACATTATTTACCATAGCTAAATTATAACCTTCTTTAGGTGAATAATCAAATGCACCGGGTATAAATGCGGGGTTAGTAAACGGTGAATATACTGAAACTTCGTTATTTTTATATTTATATCTATAAGCAAACCTAGCAAATCTAAATTCAAAGAAAGGAGTTTCTTGTTCTAATTCTACATCATATAATATAGGATTAGTATTTAATGCAGAGTTTTGCTGCCCTACGGATAATATAGTTACTATTGCGCCTGTTTGATTAGTTGCGCCATTACCTATTACACTATCTATACTAACTCTAATTACAGCATCTTCGTCTAATGGATCATTAGTAGCATCAGTCAATAATAGTATTTGACCAACCCTGTAGAATGGCAAATTGTTCCCTACCCATGTAAATGTTTGAGGACCACTTTCTGGAGTCATAGACCCTAATGTTCCAGCTGGCGCTCCCGGTATTTGCTCTACAAAAGCGAATAAAGTTTGCGTGTTTACAATTGCTGGGTTTCCATTATTATCTAATTCTGCCGTTGAATATGTTGTGATTGTAGGTGGATTAAGGGGATATTTTTTTATTACTGTGATATCGGATTCAATAAAATCTCTACCATATATTTGTGAATGTGTAATAAAATCCACCGTTGATTGTTCCCAATCTGGTATAAATATTTTTTTAGGTTCATTAAGATTATCAGTAAACATCAGCATACCCTCAATGATATTAATACCTGTAATTAAATATTCAGAATTAAAATTAAGTATGCCTTTTGTATCTACTACTAAAGGAGCAGTTACTTGTGTTTTAGTATTATAAGAAGCAATAACATCTATAGTATCAGAATTAATAAACCAATATATAGTATCGGTATTAGGATCGGATATAGCTCCAATACATATAGCGTTAGGTAAAGCGTCTATGTAAACAGCTGGATCCCATACTGTTCTAGCTCCAGTACTTGGATTGTAGCTTGCAAACGCTTTTTCTAAATTTCCTTTTATATTTTGAAAAGCTCCCATCTGAGATGTTTCAGAGGAGGCAATTTCTAAATTTAAAGCATCTCTATATTCACCGTTGGGAACTAACCTTTCATCAAGGTCTTTGTTCATTTTGCCGCCGGTGAAAGTATGTATCAGCTCTGGCATATATAATTAGCTTTTAATCCACTTGGATTGGTTTCTCATCACTTGTACTATCAGATCACTTTTTAATTCTGATAATCTAATTTTTGCATTTCGCTTAGCAGCGAACATATCTTTTTTAAATCGAGCAACTAAATATTCTTGTGTATTTGCTCTAGTAGATAAAACAGAATAAGCAATAAACTTCATAACAGCATCAACAGCAAATTTATGAACATTCATTTCTTCTTCTTTACCTAACCCATCACTAATGTATTTTATGACAACAAGTCTACTTCTTAGATTAGAACTCCATCTAATCATGCCTTTTATTTTATCAATATAAAATGTACCGTTAGCCTGCGCTCTTTCCGGTTGTATACCATATCTTCCGCCATAAGCATATAAAGCCATTAAGTCTGGATTTTGTAACCACCAACTCCAGTTTCCAGTTGCACCAAACATAGGTGACTGACTATTATTGTTAGCATTCCATCTTCTTAATGTGGTAGAATCATTTGCTAAAGGTATTTCTGAATCGCTATCAAAAGTATATTCGTATTCTTCATCTTGTATATAAGGTGTAGGATTACTTGTTAAGTCTGTTCTATAAACTATTCTTTCAACACCTCTATGGTCAGTCCATGAGAGTTTTGTATATCCCACATAATCTTGTGGTAAAATAGTATACAATCCCGGTGGCACCTCAACTTCTATTTGTTTTTCAGATGGTAATACGTCAAAGCTAAATTCTTGTATTGCTTTTTGTGCCCAATAAGCTACATCAGTTCTTTTAACCTTAGATATAATTTTTTCTTGGCCAACATACATAATCATAAAATTATTTATGATATCGGTAATATTAACAAATTGATAATCACCGTAGTTTTCATCATTAGTGTTCCATAGTCCGTCTGGGCCTAAGTAGTATTCTTCCGGTGTTTGATTTATTAATCCCATAGGTTATGCTTTTTCTTGTTGTATTGTTTGTTGTTCAATTTGATTAGCTATTTGGAACATACCTGGATCTTTAATAGAAAGCCCAGCAAATTCTAATATTTTAATAACCAATTCAGTTTCTTCTGATTCATGCAATTCAAAATCAGTAGAAGTTGCAGCATTGTATAATGCTTCATTATAAATCATTTGATACCCCCAATTAACTTTAGCGGGTATCTTTATATAGTTGCACGAAACTAAATCCACTATAGTTGGCGGGTTAGTATCAACTATTTCTACGTTGCCATAAATTTTATAACCTGTATCGCCATATCCAAGCGTTGCACCAGCTCCATTATCGCTAGCTACAAATATAGGTCTCGTGTTAGTCGGCTTAGTATAGTCTGATTGATTTATATATAACCACTCTTTAAAGTTAATACGCTCACATTCAATAAAGGTATCTATTGTTGTTGTGGCGCTAGGGTTTAAAGTAAACCCAGTGGTTGTATTTTTGTAAACTATTGACCCTTGTCTATATACATTTGCAGGTGTTTGCCAATAGCCATTTACATAAACCATATTTTCATTAGTTTCAAATAGGTTTATTTTTTCGTTTAATATATTAAGCATGTCAGAAAATTCAGTATCATTACCTGGTAACCTTCCAAATTGATTAATATCATAAAAGTATTGTTCAAATATATCTAACTGCGCTTGATTAGCGAAAAGATTAAATTCCTGAGGTGTTACATAACCTCGTTGCTCTTTATTAAGTATTGCTAATACTCTTTGATAAACAGTATCTACGCTTACAGCCATAATTTATTTTTTTTATTATAATAATAGGCCACGATTACAGTAGCCTATTACTATAATTGTGACTTATTTAAGTCTTTTTTCAATTGCTTTGTAAACTTCCATACCTTCATCAGTTTTAAAGAATGCTGATAAAGCTGTGTAAGGATGTTCACCAAATGGAACAGTCATTACTTTTCTTTTGCTATCTCCATATGTAAATGTTCTCTGGTCTTGTGAAAGATGTAATATCTTGTTCTCAACCGCTTTTGCACCAAAGTTTCTTAACTGTGTGTTTTCATCTGATGCTAGCTGTAAAAATAACTGTGGATTTCTTTTAGCAAATACTAAACCGTCTCTTTTTAATTCTGACGATGATAATGCTGTAACCGAAGCGCCTTTTTCCGTTCTTAATATAGCCTCTAAATCTTCAATATCTAAAGCTTTAGCAGTGTTCATTGCTTCAAGCTCTAGCTCAATCCATTGCGTTTGATTAGCCGCAATTTGTTTTGGCTTGTACTCTTCATATACACCTTCTTTTACATAAGGATGATATAATGATAAAAACTTTTGTAAAGTAACTTCATTTTCTGGAACTCTTAAAGATCCATTTCTAAATACAATTCGACCCATTGTGCAATGGCCGTCTTGCTCGTCTACAAAACAAGATTTTTGATTTGTAGCATATCTTAATTCCCTATTATGTCCTTTTTCTTCATCAAACCATAATAATGATTTTCTTTTAGAATGAGCCGTAGGAATTGTAAAAACTAACGGAGACATACCTCTCGTTAATTCATATAGTCTGTCGCGGATTTCCCATCCGTCTGGAGTTATTTTTGCTCCCTTTGTTTTTGCTTTCGCCATGATATAATATAATATAATTGTTAATAAAAAGTAAAGACTGGGTGCCCGAAGACACCCGTTCCTTACATTAATTTACTACTAAGTAGCTTTGAATAATACAAAGTTGTTAGCTGCTTGCGTACACATTGTTCTCTCCGATAAGAAGTTAACAGTCATTGTGTCTGCATTACTTGTATAGTTACCACCAACTGAACCAGTGATCCAAGATTTCATTCGTCTGTCATCAGCTTCAGAAGCTCTGTATCTGATGTGTAAGAATGGTCTTGAAATGTTCTGACCTAATTGTTGATCGTAAACTGTACTTGTACCAGCTGGTACTAACACACCTTTAATATCGTCAATCAATCCTCTTGTTGTAGCATCGTTTAGATATTTCCAGTCAGTTTTGTAAAAGTCATAAGCGCCTCGTCTGAAACCAGAGAAACCTAAGTTAAGCGCCATTTCTTCAGAGTTTTCAAATACACCGTAAGATGTACCGCCCGCTCCGTAAGAATTTTGCTGCGCTAACATAGAATCAATATCTAGAGAAGTTTGTCTATCTAAAAATAGCATGTTCTCTTCAATTGCTCCCTGCTTGTCAAGCTCTTGTAGAATTTGATCGAACTGATCGATACCAGAAGGCCCTGGGGCTGCTGGGGCAGAGAAATCAGGATCGTTATAAACTAACCCTCTTTCTTCTAGCGTAGCGAATAAACCTTGCATACCTGTAATTGCATTACCTGCTGCGTTAGTCATCGCCGCTGCACCTGCTACGCCTCTTTCGGCTGCAGACTCAGTTGCTTCTACCATACTCATTTCTAAGTAATCTTCGAATCTAATTCTTGACTCATGTTCTGATTTTAAATACCATAGATATCCACCTGTTCCAATTTCTGTAGTAACTTCAACCCAACCGATCTGAGCTACGTCAGAACCGTTTACTTCATACTTATCTCTAAGAATGATTGGCTTGTTGTTAAAAGAAGTGAAAGAAGCGTCTACTGATACTCCACCTTCTGGTGATCCTTTTTGATATTCAGAACCAAAAACAAATAAGCTTAGTAGATTTGGTTGACCTGCAGAACCTGCATCTTGTAATGCTGGGTCTAAGTTTTTGTCATCCGTGTCATAAACTTCAATGTTATAAGTTTGAATACCTCCAGCTAATGCTCCTTCACTTACAATGTAAGCTTTGTTAGTAACATTACCTAGTGCAATAACGATAGTTTGACCTGCTCCTAAAAGTGGTGCTTGTCCCGCTTGTGCCGAACCTGCTGGTTGTGGTGAAGGTAATCCAATAGTTTGAGTACCTACGACAACTGGCGCGTTCGATTCCGCGTTATCATATGCAATGTGTAGTCTTCCTTGTTCTGACCAAACTACTCGGTCTGATGCCATAGGCATTTCTGCTCCTACCATTCTTAAGAAACCAGTAATAGTACGGTTACCGTATCTTTCTACTTCTTTCTCATAAACTTCAGGTAGGAATTGTTGTGTAAAATCTAAATCCGCCATTGACAAATAATTGTCGCCGAACAACCCTTTTACAGGTCTTGGAGTTAGATGTGCAAGGTTAGCTAATGTAGCCGGCGCTTGCGCAAATCCTGGTGCTGCCATAATTTATTATTTAATGTTTTTAAAAGTTTTAATTCTCAATTTTGAATCAGCTGGGCCTGAATCTACAGATTTAACACTCCAGCCACCTGGTGCTTTAACGTCTTCATGGACACCTCTCGCCCCCATTGTAACATTTTTGCTTTTGGCTATACTATCTTTAAGAGCATCAGCTTTGCCTTGCTCGTAAAAATGTTGTGCTACTTGATCTGCATTCATAGCAGTGAATAAGCTTTTATGATAACCGGCAGCATCTGACATTGTATTATCCTTGTCTAAGAACTTCTTAACAAAGTTGTTAATATCGCTCTGGCTATCCTTGACTTTGTTTGCATCTTTTATTTTAAAACGATACTTTTTGTCTCCGACCGTATAATCAAAACCTTTGAATTGGTCATTGAAGACTTGATTTGTTTTATTTAAAAATGCATCAGTCTGCTTTTTCGCTACTTTCACAGCTTCTTCGTTTTCTTTTGTATAGCGATTGAAAAAGTCTACCGCTTTTTTTTGTTCAGGTAATAGCTTGCTACCACCTTTTATTTCTGCATAATACTGAGATTTTAAATTATCTAAGTATTGCTTAGCATTTGCAAGCTCTTCTTTTCTTGCTATTTGCTTTTTCTTAATATCTTTCTCACTATCTTCTTCTTCGTTAATTGCAAATTTATCTTGCATTAAAAAATTAACTTCCTCTATATTTAAATGAGGTTTCGACGTTTGATAGTATTCTGCTAACAACTGATCTTCGTTTAACGCATCGTAGTCAGTGTTTAGCTTTACGTAGTCTTGTAATGAACCACCTGTTTCGTTTATAAAGTCTACAACTTTTTGAATATTTTCAGGTAAATCAACTCCCGTTTCTTTTTGTTCTGCAATTGCTTCAGTAACTTCTTCTGTTAACTGTTCAGTAACTTCTTGAGTAATTTGTTCTTTTTCCTCTTCCGTTATTTCTTCTAATACAGATTCTTCTTCCTCTACGCTTTCTTTCTTTTCAGTGGGTGCATCATCTTGAACGGGCTCTGGTTGTTGTGATACTTTTTCTTCCACTTCTTGTACAGGTTCGGCTTGTTTATCATCAACCACGTCTGTTGCTTCTTGCTTTGTATTGGCATCTTGTTCGGGTTTTTTAGTTAAATCAAGTTTAATATCCCCATCTTCTGTTATAGAAGCAGGTCCTGTTTGTGCTGGTGCTTCTTTTGCAGCCTCAGCTTCTTTTGCTTTTTGTTTAAGGCTCTTCTTTACTTTAAAGCTGCCTTCTGTTTTTGTTGCTTTCGCCATGATAAAATATTATATAATTAATTACTATTACTATCTAGGTTCAAAGGCCCCTAGACCAAAACCACCGCCCATAATATCGTTTCCACCGGATTCGAAATTTTTAGGAGGGGCATCATTTTTTCTCTGCGATATCATTTCTGATTGCTGAGTGCCTTGAATTTTTACACGCTGATCTTTACGATCTTCGATTTCTTTTTCTCTTAATGCTTCTTTGTCAACTTCCATGCCTTTTAATTTCATGTTATATTGAAACTCTAAAGACATTAAATCTTTTTTAGCTGCTACTTCAACAGATATTCTTTTCTCTTCTATTTGACCTTTAATTTGTTCTAACTGAGCTTTAGTATTAAACAATGCTTGGTCTTTTTGTATTTCCGCTTGTGCCGCTACTTGTTGTGCTTGCGCATTTGCTTGGGCTTGAGCTTGTATATTAGCCTGCGCTTCTGCTTGTTTTCTTTCTTGCGTTTTCTTTTGTCTTACTTTAAGCAAGGCATTTGCAAGTTTAAGATTTTTTACTTCTCTAATATCTATTGCATCTGACAATTCAATTAAACCACCTTGAAGTGCAACTTGAATATTATTTTCTAATATTTGTTTTTCTTCTTCATCAGGTGTTAACTCTAAATAAATACCAAAATCATGTAAATGTAAATCTTTTAATTCATCTAATACAGCCACATTAAATCCACCTATTTTTTGAATAAACGCATCTTTAGCTGGATGATATTCTAATATATCGGATATTCTTAAAGATAAACATTCTGCAGTTTCTCTTTTTAAATATAAACCAGAATCTAAAATATGTCGCGTAGCAGTGTTACTATTAGCAGCCGCTAATTTTTGTACACCAACTAATGATCTAGAATCAGGTGTACTTGCATCCCGAGCCTCATTTAACCCGGTTACATCTCTTATCATTTGTAAGTAATAATTATAAGTACTAATAAGAGTCTGTAATTTTTGGCCACCACTACCTGTAGGTACTTCTTGAATAGGTACTTTACCAGGATTCATATCACCCTCTTGCGTAAATGATCTACCTATAATACTACCTGTTTGAAAAAACATATTCAATGCTTCTTGCGGATTATAATTAGTACCATTACCTAAATCAACTTCATTAATGCCATCAGCATCTAAATATACTCCATCAGGTATCATTCTTTGTAACACTTGTTGAAGTTTTAAATGCGTAAGTTGTATCATATCAGCAAAACCTGTACACCTACTTACTAAAGATTCTATTCTACCTTTATACATTCTTGGGGCAGTAATAGCGTAATTCATTTTTACTTTAGTTTCATCAGCTTTTGGCCTCATCATATTAGGAGCCATCTCCCATTTTAAAAGAATATCAGTTCCTAATACCATTACTCCTTCATATAACACTTCTAATGATCTTGACATTTTACCAAATTGCTCTTCATAATCTGCTATTGGTGGATCAAATGTATCGTCGCGAGCAATTACTTTTGTTGCTCCAGTAGATGTTTCTTTAACTTTATATACTTCATTCATGTAAGTTTTAAAGTTAAAATACAATACTTGAATTATATTACTGTCTCTATTATTGCTGTATTGGTTATTAACCATACTATCATAAACGCCAAAATTTTGAGAACCTTCTGATTGAATTTTCTGTAACTCTTCTTGCGTTAGTAAAGGAAATTGCTTTTTAAGTTCATTGATAGGTACAAACTTAACTTCACCTGCATAATATATATCTTGAAAATACGGATCTTCTGTATATGACCAAACCAAATAAGCAGGGTCAACATACTCTACAGTTACACCTTCTGTTTCTGTAAAGTTATTTTTTACTGCAGCAATACCTAATGTTGCTAAATCATAATAACAACGCTTCTTTGTTAAATCATATCTATTATCATCAAACATTACAGACAAGGCTTCTTCTTCAGCAATTTCTATTCCTTGCTTATAACTTAACTGCATGTGTAAATCCAATTCTTCTTCGTCTTCAGGTAATTTATCTGGATTGTTTTCAAATAAATTTATACCAAATTGCTCTTGTGCAAATTCATTTAATTCTGCAGTTTGCATATCTCTAATAATAGATTCCATATATGCGGTTCTTTTGCTTACGCCGTATGGGTCTTGAGAATATGCTGATAAATCAAATACTCTATCAGAAATGCCATTAACTACAATATCAACAAACTTTGATAATATTGGAACTGGCTTCCAATCTAAATTTAAATAACTTAAGTCACCGTTAATTGATAACTCATCTTTATATTTTTGTATTGGCTGCTCACCCCTTGCGTATAAACGTAAGTTGTGAAAAGTATTTTGATTGCTTCTAAAACGAGTTACCCCAGAATTGCTAGAAAACCATTCATTCTGAATAGCTCTTCCAACTCTTAAGCCATAATCACGAGACATCTTTTCAGCATCACTTGCGACCTGACTAGGGAAAAAACTATTTATTGCGTTTATAGCCATATTACTATTTTATTATTTTTGATAAAGATCCTTCTTGTTTATATTTTGCAAAACTTAAATTTATAGGAGCTCGCTGTAATTTATTAGTAGGTCTGTATAAATCTTTATGACAAGCCATAACGGCTAAACCTGAACTAATAGCTGCATCAAATTTTGTTCTATTGTTAATATCAAACTTTGACCAATCTTGTAATGTTTCGGTGAAATACATATTACCATATTCTCCATCAGACTTAACACCAACGTATTTGTCTATATACATTTCAATTGCAGCAGCGTGTGCTTGTTTAATATCTTCACTTGAATTTGGTATACCACCAACTTCTCTTTCCGCTACTGACAACTTGTTCCATAGCTTATCAGGTCTATTCATTGAATAGCCTCTATAACCTCTTCTTTTTAAATAATATAAAAGTCTTGGTTTATTGTTTTCCGCTAGTATAGGCATTCCATAAAATACTAATGCCATTAAAACATCTTCAAAAAACATTTCTGCTGTTTGAGGCCTAGCTACATATTCTAAAAAAAATGTACTAGGGGGTGCATCCTCCATACTGAATTTTGTTAACCCATGCAACGCGCCTTTAGAACCTCTGCCGTCTGTTGTGCCTGATATATCATAACTATCACAACCAAATGCACCTACGTGTTCTAATCCTGGCCACCTAATACCATTTTTTATTATTTGCCTATTTTGCAAATTAACAGGAGGCGTCCAACTAATATTAAATCTACCATTTGGGTTGGGAGTAAACTTTACTTTAGTATCTTTAATCCCATTTTCCCACATAAAACTTCCTCGTGTAATAACATTGCTATTACCTAGATCTTCATTATAATCTATTTGTTCGTATATTTTTACTAAGTTAAATATACTATTTTTAGTTTCATCTCTAAACGCATGCTCTTCTGTGCGTGGAAACTGTCTGTAATACTCATTTAAAGCATCCTGGTCGCCTTTTAAACCTTCTGCCTCATTATTCCAATGCTCAATAACTCCAACGTCTATAATGTCTCCGTATGGCCCAACTTTTTCTTTTTCTGGTGTGTTGAATACAGGTATGCCATAAGAATCAATGAATCCCTCGTAGTTCCATTCCATAGGTATGAACAAAGAATATAATCCGCTGCGAGTCTGTCCATTGCGGTTTCTTTTTGTAACGTCCGAATCATTGTATAATTTTTTAAAGTTTCCACCACCTTTATCTATTGAATT